TGCTCCGTAAAGCCGCTGAAACGTCCGACGATGCAGAGTTCGACCGCCTATATGACCTAATTGAGCAAACAATGTTCGATAGAGGGCTGGTAGCTACTCACCTTGGCCGTGGCCTTCAGTCGCTTCAGAACCCCCGAACGCTACTTCCTGATGTGGAGAACTCGGTAGACGCCGCGAAGAAAGCTGTTACGGGACGCAGGAAGTACGGCGGAGATCGCCAGCAGTTCCAGCGCCGCTTGAAGCAGTGGAAGGACAGCCCGAACGTTGCCAAACGCCTCGTAGCTCATGCCGCTACACATAAGACGTGGGATGTGGTTAACGAGTATTGGCGCAACTCGGTCCTCTCCGGTATCCCAACTCATGTCCTGGGGATGGCTTCAGGTGGCACCGAAATCCTGATCAAGCCACTTGAGAACGCAGCCAAGGTTGCACTTGTTAACCGTTCCGGTGCTGATGGGGTCCGCGCTTTGCGTGGCTCCTATGCCGGAATGTTCCAAGCCTCAAGAGAGACCTTTGGTTACCTCGGATCGGTCCTTCATGGCACTTTGGGTAAACCGGGTGTTTGGGATGATGTCGCGATCAGTAACCCGATGGGGAATGCCGTTAAGACGTTCAAAAGCGAACAGCCGGTTCTTGACCCAATGGCTACATTCATGGATAGCACCGGCAACGAAGTCGATAGCACTGCGATCCGTGGAACACTCGGTCGTGTCGTCCGTATTCCGCAACGTGCCCTATCAGCAGCCGACGAGATCATGAAGGGCATTGCCTATCGCTCTCAGGTTACTTCTGATGCAACGACGATGGCTTGGAAGTTGGTGGATGAAGGCGTCCTGACCAAAGACCAGATCGGTAGTTTTGTCGCAAAGAAGGTCAAGGCCAGTGTCGATCCTCAGACGGGAGCTTTCACCGACCCTAAAGCGATGCAGTATGCACGTGAAGTGACCTTCCAGCAGGACCTCCCTGCAAACAGTTTCGGCAAAAGCATCCAGAAGCTTGCCTCGGATGTCCCGGCACTTCGCACAATCGCCCTGCCATTCGTCAAAACCCCAATGAACCTTCTTTCCCATAACTTCGAGCGGATGCCTGCAATCGGGCTTCTCGCACGTCGTAACCGGGATGCATTAATGAAGGGGACGCCAGAAGAACGCGCTGAAGTCCTCGTAAAGCAAGCTATGGGAAGCGCAACATTGGGCGTCGGTATGCTCATGTCCGAGAATGGTTTACTTGTAGGCAACCTCGGGACGGGTCGGGAGCGTGATCAGGCTCAGATGGGGGGTAAACAGTCCTATTCAATCAAGGTAGGAGACAGCTACATCCAGTTTAGCAGGATGGACCCCCGGTTTATTACTTGGGGTCTTCTGGCAGACTTCCACCAGATGCGCGGAGAAATGTCAGAGACGGAGATTGGGGAGTTCGTTGGTGCCTTTGGCGCTGTAACGAGTGAGCTTTTCATGAACCGCGCTGTCTTTATGTCGGCCTCAAACTTCGTTGAAGCGTTCTCCTCGGGAGACCCTGAGAAGACAAAGCAGTGGGCGGCTCGTTACATGGGTAGCTACGTGCCAACAGCTATTAGTAACCTGACGATGGATCGCGAAATCAAGGAAATCCGTGACCTCATGGATGGTGTCCTCGCTCGTGTCCCCGGTGCTTCCGGTATGGTTGAACCACGCCGCAACATCCTTGGTGAAGTGGTTGAACGTCCGGCTGGCTGGCCTGCAAGCTGGATGTCACCTATCTCGGTCTCAAAGCAGCTTGACGAACCTGTCCGTGAAATGTTGGCAGGCATGGAGCATGTCTTCACGCCTCCAAAGCGGACTGAAGGTACGTTGGACTTTACCAAGCTCAAATCACCCTCCGGGCAGTCGTTCTACGACCGCTGGCAGGAACTCACAGGCGAGGTGAAAGACAGCTCCGGGAAACGCTTGGCGGACCATCTGAACGCTTTTGCAGAAGACCCGCAGTTCCAGCAGCTTCTCAAAGTCGCTAACGAGACTGACCGGGAGCGCGGCTATGTGTCTAAAGCCAGCGAACTCATTCAAAGGGTCGTCCAAGGTTACCGGCAGAAAGCCTTCAACACTGCGATGAATGAAGCTGACTTCTCGAACGTCAAAGACGCTTACATCGCAGAACGTATGAAGATGAAGGCCGCGCCCACGATGGGCTTCAAGTCGGCTCAGGATTACCTCCAGAACCGCTAACCCTCCTTCTAACCGCTGAACACTCCGGGACCGCTCATGGCTAACGCTGTGGGCGGTCTCTTTTTATGGAGACGCAATGTCCAAATACAGTGAAGAATTGGGCTATGGCGACGGTTCAATGACCGTTTTCACAGTCCCGTTCAAGTATCTCGCCAAAGATCACGTCAAAGTCTACGTGGATGGCGAGGAGGTGAGCTTTGAGTGGCTCACAGATTTCTCTATTTCTATCACCCCGGCACCGGCAGCGGGTGTTCCTGTCCTGCGGCGACGTATCACTCCGATTGATAAAGCTGAAGTTGATTTCCGGGACGGCTCCAACCTTGAGGAGCGCGACCTTGATGTTCAGTCAGATCAGCTCCTTTTCGTCACCCAAGAGGCAAACGACGCGCTGACTTCCCGGTTGGCTGAAGATGCTACGGGCGAGTACGACGCTCTAGATAAGCGTATCCAGAACGTTGCTGATCCTGTTGAACCTGCGGATGCTGTCAACAAGCAATATGCAGATCAGACGCTTGATGCAGTAGAAGCCGACCGTATCGCCGCAGAAGTTGCCCGCGTCGGTGCTGAAGCTGCCCAGGTAGCCGCAGAGACAGCTCAAGGTGCCTCAGAGACCGCTCAGGGGCAGTCCGAAGCCAACGCCCTTGCATCCGCAGCCAGCGCACAAGAGGCCCAAGATTGGGTCGATATGATCGGCAGATACGAAGTGATCCGCATTACTTCCAACTACAATCTGACCGCTGCAAACCTTGGGAACATGATTGCGGTTGACGCTTCGGCTGGCCCGGTTGATGTTATCGTTCCTAGCATTGCTGTCCTTGGCGAACCCTTCCATTGGCGAGTTAAGAAAATCGACGTGACCACCAATCAGGTTCGCGTTGTCTCCCCGGATAAGATTGACGGGTTTGATGATCCTTACGTGATCACCGCGACCAACGCAGGGGCCACCTTCCAGACCGACAATGATGTTGAAAACAACATCGTCACGTCTGCCTTTGGCGCATCGGCTAACGTCGTGTCCCGCCCGTTCTTCTTCACGGCAACCGAAGGTCAAACCACGTTCACCGGCCCGGATGATTATGGGAATACGCTGGCGTACACCCCCGGTAAACTCAATCAGGTGGCGGTTGACGGTGACGTTATTGATACCCGTGGTATGACCGCTGCGGACGGTATCAGCATCGTGTTCCACGAGCCGCTTGTCGCTGGACAGCAAGTCTTCTGTGAGCCGTTCGCTTCTTTCGTTGTTGCGAATACATTGACCGTTGAAGCTGCACAAAACATGGCCCATCCCATCGGGTCGCTTTACATATCGGCAACTGATGATAATCCGGCAGTTACGCTTGGTTTCGGTACGTGGTCCCTGTTTGCGCAAGGTCAAACCCTGATAGGTGTCGGGACACACACCGACGACCGGGCCGAGGAACGGACCTTTGCCGCTGGTGATCAGGTAGGGGAATATAAGCATTTGCTAACACAAACAGAAATGCCGTCACATACGCACGGCCTTAACGAAGTGGTGGTTGCTGCTGGTGCTGGCGGCATCGTTAGTAACAACGGCGGAACAGGAACCGGAAGGAATGTAGCGGCTACGGGTGGGGGTGCTGCCCACAACAATATGCAACCGTCAATCGCGGTTTATTTCTGGAAACGGGATGCTTGATCATGGTCAGTAATGCACTTTTGAAAGCAAAGTATGGCTCCTATGCCATTGGTGAGGAACGTCTCTTTGCGTTCGCCCCAAGCGACCCCCGGTGGATCGTCCGTGACGGCTCGGTGATTGCAAAGGCCGATTATCCGGCCCTGTATGAAGTCTATTATTGCGGCGATGCCCTGAACGCCACGGCGGGTTTTGGTTATCGCTGTACTGATCCGCTTAACCCGTCAACAACCCGCGATATTGCCGGGCTGTATGTGGTGCTTGAAAATGCCGATGGTCGCTTTGATCGGGCGATTGTGCCGGGTGGTTCGAGGGCTATGTGGTCATATGAAGCGGACCAAATGCAGGGCCATTTCCACGATTATAGACCGGACGGGCAGTTTACAAGTAATCTTACAGGGATCGGCGGGGCGTCTGGATACGCAGCGGGCGGATTTGCTGTTAGTTCGGATATGAAGACACGAGGTGCCTCTGGGGATGGGGTTAATGGTGTGCCGCGAACGGGTGCCGAAACCCGACCAAAGAATACCGCGAAATGGCCGGGTATTTTTGCGGGGATTGCCGCGTAATGTCTGACAATTCAAACGACAACCCGGTCTACCTCATGCTTGGGCGTATCGAAGGTAAGCTTGATGCCATGCACGGGAAATCCCGCGAACAGGATGACCGACTTAATAACCACTCCGAGCGCATTGGGCGCTTGGAGCGATGGAAAGTATGGCTTGTAGGACTTGCAGCCGGAGTAGGCGCAGCCGCAAGTCAGCTTCCCGAGCTAATCAAAGGACACTAATGGGAAAACTTGATGAACTCCTTGAACAGCTTCATGAAGGACTTGCCCGAGACCTTCTGAAGCGCGTCAAGTCAGGTGAAGCAACCGCTTCTGACCTTAACGTTGTCCGCCAGTTCCTCAAAGACAACGGCATTGACAACGTTCCGAAGAAGGGTAGCCCGTTTGGTGAGCTGGTAAACAGCATCCCGGACGACCTGCCGGACGAAATCGCTTACAACTAACACCCTCCAGAAGCCGCCCAGGAGTCGCTCTTAGCGTCTTCAGGTCCTTCAGCTATGTCTGCCTTCCGAGAACCCTGAGAGCCTCTCTTGGGGCTTCTGGCTGGCCTATGGAGACATGCCCTGCATGAGTGCAGAGAAAGCCGGGTGGTGGCGCAAAGAGTTTCCACCCGACCAGTGGCGCATCTTCGAGGACTTCAGGTACTTCCTGCTTCTCGTATGGTTGCAGCTAAATCTTCCCCATCCGACACCAGTTCAATACGATATTGCCGACTTCCTACAACACGGACCACGACGCTCAATCATTGAGGCATTCCGTGGTGTCGGTAAATCATGGATCACCAGCGCCTATGTTATCTGGCTGCTTCTCCGTGATCCGCAAATCAAGATCATGGTCGTATCCGCATCCAAAGAACGTGCGGACCAGTTTTCGACCTTTACCTTGCGTCTCATTGCCGAGATGCCTCTCCTTAACCACCTGCTTCCCAAAAGTGACCAGCGACAATCCAAGATCGCTTTCGACGTTGGACCCTCGCAGGCGGACCACTCACCTTCTGTTAAGTCGGTGGGTATCTTCGGGCAGCTCACTGGCTCCCGCGCTAACGTGATCATCGCTGATGACGTGGAGGTCCCGAACAATTCCGAAACCCAAGGGATGCGCGACAAGCTTTCTGAGCGCGTGAAGGAGTTCGACGCTGTTCTCAAGCCGGGTGGTCGCATCATCTATCTCGGTACACCGCAATGTGAGGACAGTCTCTACAACCAGCTCCCTGAGCGTGGCTACGAGGTCCGCATTTGGCCTGCGCGGTATCCGGCTGCAACAGCTTTGGGGACTGTCTACGGCTCTCGGTTGGCTCCGCGTCTCTTGGAGAAGCTTGAAGCTGACCCGAAGCTATCGCTGAAGCCCACGGACCCCAAGCGGTTCTCAGCGGAAGACCTCATGGAGCGTGAAGCCTCTTATGGTCGCTCCGGGTTTGCCCTTCAGTTCATGCTTGATACCCGGCTGTCTGACCAAGACCGCTACCCGCTGAAGCTCACTGAGCTTATCGTCATGAGCCTTAACGATAAGGCCGTGCCTGAGAAGGTCATTTGGTCTGCTGATCCGCAGTATATCCTCAAGGACCTCAACTGCGTTGGTCTCAATGGGGACCGCTACTATCGACCGGCTGTCACTATGGGTGACTGGTTGCCCTATCAGGGTGCAATCATGTTCATCGACCCCTCCGGGCGAGGCTCAGACGAAACAGGTTACGCCGTCGTCAAGATGCTTAATGGTTATCTCTATGTGACTGCTGCTGGTGGTCTCCGGGGTGGCTACGATGAAGAAACCATGCTCGCACTGGCGCACCTAGCGAAGCGTGAAGCTGTGAACACAATCGTCATTGAAAGCAACTTCGGTGACGGGATGTTTAACCAACTTCTCAAGCCTTACCTCCAGCGCATCTATCCTTGCTCGATTGAAGAAGTCCGATCCAACAAGCAGAAAGAACTGCGGATCATCGACACCCTAGAACCTGTCATGAACCAACATCGCCTGATCATTGATCCCAAGGTGATTGAGCATGATATGGCATCCACCCGTGATTACCCGGCTGAGAAAGCCCTGAAGATGCAGCTTTTCTATCAAATGAGCCGCATCACGAAGGATCGCGGGGCGTTGGCCCATGACGACCGATTGGATGCTCTTGCGGGAGCGGTGGCCTATTGGGTCGAACAGATGGGCCTTGATGAAGATCAGGTCATCCAAGATCGACAAGAAGCAATTCTCGAAGCCGAACTTCAAGCTTTCACAGGGTCGCCAGTGCTGACCATTGATCGCCTTGCGCTCGGCATGACGTTTGAACAAGCCTCTATGGTCTCCGATGGGGACGGTGGCTGGTTTGAAGAATACTGACCAAAGGAAACTAAATGACTGCCTATACCTTACCGGGCGTACAGACTATCGAGATCGGTGTGACCACTGATAGCGGCACCTCCTACAAAGCAACCCGCATGGCTGTGACACGTGATGGTCATGGACGGATTGTCTTCAACGATGGTGTGAAGGATATCGTGAGCCATTCCTCGGATGAAGGAATTGCTAAGTTATTCAAGGAACTAGCGGCTATTGCTGCCAGCTAAAGTGATCGGGGAGGGGCTTATGAAGCTTCTCCCTTATCCTTTTGATTTACAAGGGGTTTCAATTAGGTACCCCCTAAGAGAAGACCCCAAGTAAAACACTTATAGTATAGCTTATAGTCTGCTTGAAATCGCTCCAAGCCTACTCAAGGTCAGCTACCCTTTCTGTCTACCCTAGCCAGCATGACAGGATCGCCTTTCTCAATGGCGTATCTTCGCATAGCTCGCTTGAATATCTCCTTATGGGCCTCACGTTCCGGGCTAGTATCACCTTCGACCCTTCCCATACCATCAAGGTCCAACGGACCATTAAACGCTGAAGGATCAGGTGCTACCCCGAGACGCTTGAGGTCCATAAGAAGCTGTTCTTCAGGTCCATTTTCAGGCCCGAGGAAGTCATCTAGAAGTCTCTTTAGGGTCTCCATACTTACCCCTCGGTAATCGGGACGCAGCTATATTGGATGCCCTTGGCTGACATCTGCCTTAGAGCCTCTCCGGCTGCTACGCAGGTCTCCATGTTTGGTAGTTCCTTTGTTTCCACATCCATAGAAATTCCCCCACCAACACCACCTGAATGCAGATATGCCAGGACCACCAAAAGAACCTTCATAGAACCACCTTATGTTTGCTTGATGCTCTCTTGAAGTAAACTTCTGGTCGGCTTGTTGTCAACTTGAAGTGGTCCTGCGGGTGTTTTTGGGTCAAAAATCTGAATGGGTATACGCTATGGCCCGAACGGCGCTTTCCCCCCGTGGGGGTGGCCTCCTTTTCATCCTCATATGACGCGGACAAGGCGCAAAGGGACGGGGTAGGGGTCTGCCTTTACACCCATGTTTACACCATACCACGGGAAACCGTTGGCTACTCTCATAGTACACTGGATTATATATCCATAGTTGCACCTTATGACGGCTTGAAGCGGGCTAAGGGTGGCTTGATGCTGTCTTATAGTGTCGATCCTGATCTAATTTTTTCTGTTATGTTATAACATATCAATTTCTTATCATCTGTTCGTTTTGCTCTTAGACCAACCTCATACCACCTAAAGCCCTCTACAAGCCCGCCAGAAGCCCACACGACGCGATAACGAAATCACTCCATATGTGGAGCCAATAGCCTCCTAAAGTCCCTCTATAAGCATCCTATGACTTGCTAGAAATCGGCTTGAAGTCCGCGCAAAACCGAGCTTTATGAAAAAAGTTGTATTTGGTGTAAAAAATCCATTGACCGAATACACAAGTGGAGAGTAAAAGGTTTTCAACAACGACGGGCAACGACCCGCCACCGGCATTAAGACCCAAGACCAACAAGAGGCCGCTAAGGCCCTGACACAAGCAACGCTCTTTAACATCGTGAATATGACGTTTCCGATTGATCTAGACAGCTAAGGCTGGTTATCCGGCCTTAGTCATGTGGATCAACAAAAGGAGATTTTGAGATGCAAGATGCTCTCGTGTTGTTGGGTATATGCCTGTTTATGTTCTCTATTCTCGTGTTGCCGATCACCCTCATGGAACGAACCGAACGCAAGCTATGGGAACAAGGTGAGGAAGCTCGTAACGAGAAATGGAAGCGAGTTGCTGAACGGCGGGCAAGGGGCGAAATTTGATCTAAAGCTCTCCACAAGTGCAGCCTAAAGTCACCTGATGATGGCCCTTGAGTAAGGCCGAAACGTGATCCTGAGTATCTAGGGATTGCGTCGTGATAGCTCGCTGTCACCGCCCGGTAATTGTGCCGGGTGAACATCGGAGGGAAAGCCTATGCACTGGTTGCTGAGGCTCCTCGTAAGGGAACTGATCAGGCTAATTGTTGAATTGGCGTTTAACAGACCTGATCAGTAACCCGTAACGAGGCCAAAGGTTGGCTTCAAGCTGGCCTTTGGTCCCTCCGAATATCTCATAACGAGGCTAGGAGATCAAGCGCATGACAACGCACCACGAGAAGACGGAAACGGTCCACTTTGACGTAGACGGGCGAAAGTACCGGATCAAGGCCGTCTACCGCTTTGATGATCGTTACAACAACGGGCATAAGACCTTTTCGATCACCGGCCAGATCGACCGCAAGCTGGCAAATGGTCGTTGGATAGATGAAATGGGCGGATGTATTCATGACGAAATCAAGCGTTTTTTCCCGCATTTGGAGCCATTCATTAAGTGGCATTTGACCAGCACTGACGGGCCGCTTCACTACCTGTCAAATACGCTTTATCAGGCAGGTGAGCGGGATTGTTGGGGCAGATTGAAAGGTGAGCCTTACCGCTACCAGACGGTTCTGTCATTTGGGGAAAACCCGATCAAACATCGGAGCCTCCCGCCAAAGTTCGTCTCTTATCTGCATCGCCTTGATAGCTATGACCTTGAAGTGGTTGCCTTAGACCACAGGGAGCGTGAGACGTTTGGGACGCGATACACCTTAAGTGGTTACGGCGAACGCTGGCATGAATGCCCTTTCAAGAGTGAACAAGACGCTTTCGATTTTCTGGAAGCTCTCCAGAAGTGCAACCCGGTGTTTACCTCAGAACCTACCGCATGGGGTGAAGGTAAAGAGCCGGACCTTGAAGCGGCACGTGCATCGGCTGTATGGCCGGACGCTACGCTTGAACAATTGCGGGATAAAGAGACCCTCAAAGCCCGCTTACCGGGTCTTATGGAGGAGTTCCGGGCGGCAATGGAGCAACTCGGTTTTGACTATGACGCGGCATAAATCCGCCTAAAGCCCTCCACAAGTGGAACGTAAAGCGAAACCAAAAGCGCACCAAAAGCAACAATAAGCCCCGCGCTTTGGTCGATCACGGGTGGTTCCGTGGTCCTGATGAAGCCAGCCAACAAAGGAGATTTCAGCATGTCTCATTACTTCACAGAGAGCATGACAACAGACGGGCCTGAGCCGGGTCACGTCATTTGCTTTCAATCTGATCTTGTGACGTTGCAACAGGCTAGGCCGGAAGGTTTCGCCGTTCGTTACGGGAAAGAAGTGCATAGCGAATTGACCTACGCCGACGCCTGTTTTCGCTTGGGGCAGGCTCTTATGCATCAACTTGCGTGTGAGGGTCTTCTGGATAATGGCGACTTGGAGGATGCAGCATGAGCAAGGGTATAGACCCGCGCTACACATTCTCAAAGGAATGGTGCGGATATCCAGAAAAACGGCACGTTGTTCGCTTTTGCGGCGAATGGGTGGGCCAAGGTAGAACCAAAACCGATGCGCTGGAAGTATATGGCGCACATCGTAAACAAAGGGATCGCGAGTTTTCCCGCTTGGCTCTTGAACCATATGGTTCCCCTGCACAGCGCAAACTGGCAGCAATTCGCGCACGTCTAAATGGCGTATGGGATCATCCGTGCCTGATGGCTATGGGGCCTCTTAGCTCAGACCTGTTTGAGGATATCCGGCACATCCTTGATGATCCCGAAGACGCGCTAGGATCACAAGCGGAGGTCTCAAAATGAGCAACCTTTTCCGTGTAACAGCAAGGGGCAAATGGCTGGCTTCTGTGCCGTCTGTGAAGCCTCAAGGTATCGTCGGTTCACCTTTTCCAAACGGCGACTATCTGGCACCTGACAGGGAAGCAATTCGTGCCGCTTTGCCTCACTACTGGCGGAAAGCGTTCGATAGATCGTCTCTGTCACAATACAGCCGCCAGACGTGTGAGTTTGGTTCTGAGGGTGTCTTTTATCGCCTCTATAGCAGTCTCAACCGGCCTCTAGTGACCATCTACTGTGAACCTTACGAGATGCAAGCGGAGGTCTCCCAATGAAAACCTTCCATGCACACGTCACGTTTGACCTTGAGATACGCGCAATCAACCGAGAGCAAGCCGAAAGTCACCTTCAAGACGCCAAGAGCAACCTTGCGCGGTCTATGGGTCGCTTGAAGCTGGTCTCCCCGGTCGCCTTTACGATTTCAAATCTGGCTTATTCGATCAGGAGTATTGAGGAATGACGAATAAACGCTGCTATCAATGTTCTTGCGAGACCGCTTGGTTATCTCCTGATGGGCGCTGTAAAGACTGCACCCGTGTGACGGCGGGGGAACTTGAGGGCGAACATAAACCAGTCAATGACAATCGCGAGAAAATCCAAGCTGATCCTTTCGTCACGGCTTATGTAACCGCGATGTTTTGGGTGGATATTGACGGAAGTTCTGAAACGGCAGGGCGGACGCTTGAAGACCTCGCCCCGGAAACCGTGGACCGCATCTTGACCGATTGTTCCCGGTTTCAGCTTGAGGCCAAAGAGCCGCTTGAATTAGCCCATGATGAACATGGTTACGACCTCCAGAACCAAGCCGGTCATGACTTCTGGTTAACCCGTTGTGGTCATGGGGCAGGCTTTTGGGATCGCGGCTTAGGAGAGTATGGGGACACCCTAAGCGGGCTGGTCGGACATTGCACAGATTTCCCCGATCAAACCCCGTATTTGGGCGACGATGGCCTGATTTATTTGGCCTGATTTATTTGGCCTGATTTATTTGGCCTGATGTATTCCACAAGTGCAACGCATAGAAGCCTTTATGACGGCCACGGGATGACCTGCCGTGGTCGCGATGAATGCTTTGAGTGCCTATCCCTATTACAGAAAGTGTAAACACCCTGAAAACATGAGGAAAACCACTAGATGACCAGTTCAAATCACACGATTTATTACACCGATCCGGGCGTTAAGCGGGCTTTGATCCGCCAAGATGCACCTGGCTTTTCTTGTCTCGTGGAAGCGGCGCAAAACCTTTGGGAAGCGTATATTGACGGCTACCTTGGAGATCGCGAGACACGCCCTGATAACTATGAGGCTTTTGATCAGTATCACCAGCATTTCGGCACGGTTGATGTCCGCAACGAACTCCGCAATGAAAACATCTTGGCCGCTGTGTGCCTAGGGATCGAAATCGCCCGGACGGATGACAAGTTCACCGGCTGTTATGATTGGGAGTTCTGTCCGTGGTTCCTTGAAAACTGCATTCAGGTGGGTACTCAGTCAGTGACACTTAAACATGACTGGTTGGATCGCTGTGAGGCGCTCAAAGATCAGGAGCAAGCGGCATGATCCGGGAGTATCTCAAAGACGCCATAGGTCTCCTGATGTGCATGGCGTTGTTCTTTATCCTGATCTATGGGTCTGCGATATTCGGTGCCCTATACCATACCTGATAGCGACTATCGGTTATGTTTCTATACTGAAGAATATAAGAAGGTAGCATTAAAGCTACCCAAGGTAGCCTTTAGGAGGGCTTAGACTCGCCTAAGATGGCGTAAAACAATCCAAGGTGTAACGGAAAAACTCCCGTATTAATAAAAAGAATAACCTCGCGGTAGAACGAGCAAAAACACCACTCCCTACGTGTAGTTGTTAACGACACATTAACTGCATATGAAGGTTCGCATAAAGAAACCTGACAAACGGGTAGCGAGCACTTCTATGTTTTTGTGCATGAATAACGCGAGTTTTGAATGAAGTATCACTATCTTGAAATCCCACGTCTCGGTTCCATCTATGCAGAACGTTGCATACATGCTAAATGGTTGAAAGTTGAGCATGAATTTCACTTAGGGGAGGTTGAACTCCTTTGGGGGAAATGGCGTTTTGTTCTGACATCTTGGCACCGACTGAAAGAAGAAAGGGAACAGGACTATGAGCCAGACTTTGAGCAACTTTCTGTTAGCAGTCGAGGAAGTGAGGAAGCTCTCGCCGGAGATGCCTGCTGTACGTCTTTCGATCTTGCTACTTGTCGCGGAACACGAGGAGGGTCTCACATACAAGGAGATAATGGATATAACCGGCCTGTCGAATGCGAGCGTATCGCGTAACGTGAACGCACTTAGCGAAACGGATAGGCATGGCGAACCGGGAATGGGGCTGGTCCTTACCATAACCGACCCGAACGATTGGCGTAGAAAAGCCGTTGTTCTTACCCGTCAAGGGAAGGCGATGGTTCGTAAACTGCTGCTGATCTTGAATAAAGGCTAGGAGAGAACTTCATGACCAAGCAAAAGCTACCCAAAGGGGTAACCCTGCGTGGCACGACGTATCGTTGGGCTATCATGGTTGAAGGCCAACGTCTGACAGGTACCGCACCGACCGCTCAGGATGCGGAAGTAGACCGCGCTGCTGCCAAGCGGAGACTTCTTAACGGGGACGGAGACGCCCTTTTTGCGTCCAAATCCTCTCCACAAGTGCAAAACTCATGGTCCTTCAAACAGGCTGTTGAGGAATGCTCAGACTACCCGTCACCGGATGGTTGGCGTGATGCAAAATCACGTGACCACCTGTTGATGCAGGCAAACGACGTTGGGAAATACTTTGGCATGACCACTCGCATAGCCTCGGTCGATAAGGAGGCCATTCAAGGTTACGTGAGGGCACTTATAGCTGGCCGGAAGTCCAACGCCACGATCAACCGGAAGCTCTCGACGCTCTCCAAGGTGTTGAAGTTTGCCTATAAGCAGGGTGGTCTTTCGGCTATCCCTGAGTTTCCCACACGCTTGAAAGAGAACAACACTCGTGAGCGTGAGCTATCCTATGCTGAGGAGCGTCAACTTCTTGAGATATTGCGAAACGTCCTTGGGCGAGAGGACCACGCTCAGGCGGTCGAATGTATGATTGACCTTGGGGTCCGTAACTCCGAACTATGGGCGCTCCAGAAGTCAGACGTTAAGTTCAAGTCAAACGAAATCCTGATCTTAGGGGCAGGACGGAAGGGGACCAAGAACGATACAACCCGCACGTTGCTGATGTCGAAGCGTGTCCGTGGCATTATGGAGAAGCGATGCGCCAGTCTCGGGCAAGATGATTGGATATTCCCGCACGATAACGCATGGATGCGGTGGACATGGGATAAGGCGAAGGAGCTAATGGGGATGTCTCATGATCCTGATTTCATCCCTTATATGTGCCGTCATACCTGTGCAACCCGCATAGCCCGGATCGAGCCAAACCTGTTCAAGCTTCAGTATTGGATGGGCCACAAGACCCTTGAGATGACAAGGCGCTACTCGCACTTGATGCCAAAGGACCTTTCAAGTGTTCGGGATATCATTGACCAGCAAAACACGACGGGTTATACACCCGCGTCCGCTGAGGCGATGGCGTAGAAAAATCTAGTGTTGTCCAGCGGATGTACCCAAGGTGCAAAGACGGTGTAATTTGGGTGCAAATGGTGGAATATGGTGCAAAAGCGGAAGTGGCGGAATTGGTAGACGCAGCAGGTTTAGGTCCTGCCGCCGCAAGGCGTGGGGGTTCGAGTCCCTTCTTCCGTACCAACTTTAGAAGTGGATTTAGGTTCCAGTGGAGCAATCCGTGGGGGTTCGAGTCCCTTCGCCCGTACCATAAGCTGACCTTAAATTAAGACCAGGATGCATATTCGTTTAGTCATATTGACTTTCTGACGTCCGGACTGCGTCGCGTAACGGACATTATTCGAACCAAGCAAAAGAGTTATCTATGCAGGTTACTGAAACCAAAAACGAAG